TATTCCTGTAAAAGGACATATTTACTTTTTATATCAACGAGAAGATGGAAATTTATTTTTATCTCTTATTGAACCTGAATATTGGAACCAATTATTTGTGGGTAAAGTAAAACTAGATTCAGATAATAAATGGATAAAAGAAGAAAATTAATATATGTATAATAGAACATAATATTGGAGTTTAGGACACGCTGTTATGTTTAAATTAAATTAACCGAGAGCTCCGGCCTCACAAAACTAAATGATATGAGTACATTATTCAATGAACGTACACCGTTCGACTTACTATTCCGAAACTTTTTTAAAGCAGACGGATCTTTTCAACCAACCACGTTTGACAACAAACAACCACACCCACTAGATATTTTTTATGACGAAGAAGGGCTTCACTTTGAGATTGCCTGTACTGGTCTAACTAAAAAAGACATTCAACTAGAAATAGATGGAGATCTTTTAAAAATTATCTATGATAAACCAAAAGAAGAAGAAGATTATTCTGGCTACATCTATAAAGGATTAGCTAAACGATCTTTTAACCTAGGTTATAAAGTAGCAGCTAAATTTGAACTTGAAAGTTTAACTGCTGGAATGAAAGATGGCTTACTTCATATTTTTATCCCCATAGCTGAATCTAAGAAGCCAAAAACAATTAAAATTCAATAATAAGTTTTATTAAAAAAGCGTGTCCTAGCGCATTTTATTTCGTATATTAACGTAATATATAAAAACTAAATAAGTTATGTCTGAGACAAAAAGAAGAAAATCAATTCAAGTAATCCAAGATCCACTTTTAGAACCATTCTTTATTACTAAGGATGAATACAGTTATACTGTAAAACAAAATGTAACATCAGATGCCTCCCATTTTAGGGCTAAAGGTAAAGCAAAAACATATGAGAAATCATTATATTATTTTTCCCATATGAGTCAAGCACTACAAAAAATAGCTAATCTAAAAGCAGATATAGGTAATTTTGATAGTTTAGAAGAGTATATTAACAATTATATAAAAATAAGTAATAACATTAAAAATTACACAGATGGAATTAGAAGCATTGTTTGATGCCGTTATTGTCAAACCACAAGAATTAGAAGAAACTACCTATGGGTCAATTATTGTTCCTGATATTGGGAAAGATAGAAATGAACATGGTACTGTCATAGCAGTTGGACCAGGAAAACCTACTCAAATGGGAGGATTTATAAATACCACTGTAAAACCAGGAGACAAAGTAGTATTACCTACTATTGGGTTTACTAAACTACAACATGAAGGTGAAGAATACTATATTGGTCCTGAAAATCAAATTTTAGCAAAAATCACAGAAAAACTTGATGTTTCAGAGATATTAGAAGAAACTAAAGAAACATTAACCCAAGAAGAAATTAAAGATTTATCACATGAGTAAACAAGTTACATTAGGTTCAGAAGCAAGAACCAATTTAGTAAAAGGAATTGATATATTAGCTGATGCCGTAGTATCAACATTAGGACCAAACGGGAGAAATGCCGTTATAGCAAATGAACAAGGAACACCTCAATCTACTAAAGATGGAGTTACGGTTGCTAAGTCTATTTCACTGAAAGACCCAAATCAAGAATTAGGAGTACAATTAGTAAAGCAAGCAGCCATCAAAACAGCAGAAAAAGCAGGTGATGGTACTACTACATCTACTTTACTCGCTCGTGAAATGATTAAAGCAGGACTGAATGCTTTAAATAATAATGAAAGCGCGGTACAGATTAAAAGGGATATTGATTCAACAGTTAAATTAGTTGTTGATAATTTAAAACATAAACTTTCAGAAGACATTTCAGGTGAAGAACAATTAGAACAAATTGCTACAATTTCAGCTAACAATGATCCTGAAACTGGAAAGTTAATTGCTACCGCAATTGAAAAAGTTGGAATGGAAGGGGTTGTCCATATTGAAGAATCTCGTACTGGTGAAACATATCTAGAAACTGTTGAAGGGTTACAGTTTGATAGAGGTTATAAATCACCTTATTTTGTTACGAATAATAATACAATGACTGCCACATTGGACAATCCCCTAATTCTAATTGCAGACCAGAAAATAACCCAAGTAAAAGAATTATTACCAATTCTTGAAAGTGTATCTTCTCAAGCTAAATCTTTATTGATTATTGCTGAAGATATTGATCAAGAAGCATTAGCAACTCTTATTGTTAATAAAATGAGAGGTACAATGAAAGTATGTGCTGTAAAAGCACCTGATTTTGGTGATAGACGTAAATTAGTTCTAGAAGATATAGCTATTACAACTGGTGGAACAGTATTCAGCAGAGAAAAAGGAATGAAGTTGGATAAGTTCAGTTGGGAATGGTTTGGTGAAGCTAGAACCGCAACAATAGGAAAAGAACAAACAACATTAGTAGATGGAAAAGGAACAGTTGAATCAATTGAAACACGTATTGAAGAGCTACAGCAACAAATCGATAAAGCAACAACGCCGTTCGAAACGGAAAAACTCCAAGAAAGACTCGCAAAGTTCGTCGGAGGAGTAGCTATTATCCATGTAGGTGGAAATACTGAAACTGAAATGAAAGAGAAAAAAGATAGAGTTGATGATGCGTTACATGCAACAAAAGCTGCTATCGAAGAAGGAATAGTACCTGGAGGTGGAACAGCATTATTATATGCATCATCAGGTATAGAAATTAAATCAACAGGGGCAGCTATTGTAGTAGAAGCATGTGCTAAACCATTTAACCAAATTTTGGTTAATGCTGGATTTGATAAAGTCAAAGGACAAATACTAGCGGATAATCTAGTTAATTCAGGTAACGATACTTGGGCAGGATTTAACATTAAAACTGAAGAAACAGTTAATATGAAAGAAGCCGGTATTATTGATCCCACTAAAGTAGCTAGAACAGCATTACAAAATGCAGCTTCAGTAGCGGGTACTGTTTTATTAACAGAATGTACAGTAGTAGATGAATTAAATGAAGAAAACAATTCACAACAAATAGACCCATCAATGATGATGGGAATGTAAATTAATAATTAATAAATAAATAAAAATGACAAAAAATGAAATTTTTGAGGTTATTGAAACAAATTTCAATATCTTAGCAGCAGAAAACGATGGAACTACTAAAGCAAGCCAAGCACGAGCTAGAAAAGCAGCCCAAGCTATTAAACGAGTAATCACAGATTATAAAAAAGCATCTGTGGCTGAGTCGAAATAGTTTCGTATATTATGGCTACAAAAATAGAAGAAAAAAACATTTTAATCGCTCGGAGAGTTCCTCCGGGCGATAAATGGAGATTAGTTGCAAATGAACCAGATGGTCCTATACATAAAACCTTAACTGATGCTTTAGAAGCATATATGGTTAAGACTGGTTTTAAGGGTAGTTATAGATTAGAACCATTAAAAAGTAATTTATATGCAATTGACTCTAAAGAAACAGAAGTAATACCAGAACCAGAGAAGAAATATTCAATATATGGCGAATACGGAGCATAGTTTATTAGTAGAAAAATATAGACCTAAAACATTAAATAATTATGTTGGTAACGAAAATATAAAAAAATCTATATCTGCGTATTTAAACCAAAATGATATACAAAATTTTATATTTTATGGTCCTGCCGGAACTGGTAAAACAACATTAGCAAAAATTATTGTTAATAGTTTAGATTGTGATCATTTATATATTAACGCCTCAGATGAAAGAGGTATTGAAACTATTAGGGATAAAGTTTCTAGTTTTGCATCTGTTGCTTCATTTAAGCCTCTTAAAGTAGTTATTTTGGACGAAGCAGATTTTCTTACGATTCAAGCCCAAGCATCACTTCGAAACATAATTGAAACATTTTCACGTACTACAAGATTTATTATGACTTGTAATTTTGTAGAACGTATTATTGATCCATTACAATCTAGGTGTCAAGTACTTAAAATTGTACCTCCCACTAAAAAAGATGTTGCTAAACATTTAAATTGGATTTGCAATGAAGAGTCTATTACACACGAAATAAATGATCTAGTACCTTTAGTTAACCAGTATTATCCTGATTTACGTAAGTGTATTAATACTATACAATTATCAACTGTAGATGGTGGGGCAAATGATTTATATCTTAGTTTAGACCAATCAGTATTAGTATCATCTAATTATATAGATAAAGTTATTACTGAATTAAAAGGTAAAGCTGATTTTAAAACAATTCGTCAAATTATAGCAGATGCTAATATAGATGATTTTGATGAGTTATTTAAATCATTATACGAACGTGCATCTGAATACTTACAAAACAAAGAAGGCACAGCCTCTATTTTAATAAATGAACATCAATATAAAGCAAATTTCCGAATCGACAAGGAAATAAATACAATGTCGTTAATTCAAAACTTAATAAATAATAAATAATTAAACTATGGAACAACCAGTTCAACAACCCAAGATCGACTTATCTAACACTACTGCATTAAAAAACTTTGATGGTGGAGATACATTTACTCAACAGTTTATTATACGCAAAGTATCTAGATTTGTAACAGGTACAGATGAAGATGCTATGATGCCCATTCCAGTATTCGTATGTAGTGAATCAGGAAAAATTGTAGGTGAAGGGTTACCACCTGAATTAAGAGAAGAATATAAAGATCAACTTCTTTAATGAAAAATATTTTTGATTGGTTAAAAGCTATTAATACAACTAAACCTCCCGTTGAATCGTTTTCCGATAAAGATTGGGAGGTTTGGAATAGTTATATGGTTCATAGATTTCTATCTATGAATCCTGATTACATTGAAATAGTAAATTACGTACAAGATTTTCCACCTCAAGAAAAAAGAATGATTTATTCTATTTACAGAGAGTTTATCCCTAAAAATAATAGGTGGAATAAATATATTAAGTCTAAGGTAAAACAACCTAATAAGGACTTAATAGACCATATCAAAAATTATTTCGAATGTTCTTCTAAAGAAGCAAAAGAATATATAAATATATTGGCTACCCCAGAAATAAGTCGTATATTAAC